GGCGAGATGCCCCACGACCTACCGCCGACGCCGCGCCCGCGCACGCGCGGCGAGTGCCGGGACATGGAGCGGCCGTGCCCGTACGTCGGCTGCCGGCACCACCTGTATCTCGAGGTCCTGCCGAGCGGCTCGATCAAGTTCAACCACCCTGGGCTGGAGCTCCACCAGATGCGCGAAACGTGCTCCCTGGACGCCGCCGAGCGCGAGCCGTCGTCGCAGGAGTGGACCGGCGTGCTGCTCAACCTGACGCACACCCGCGTCGAGCAGATCGAGATCGAGGCGTTGGCGAAGCTGCGAGGACGGTCGAACGAGCCCGAGCAGATCGGCGCGGCGCTGATCAGGAAGCCGCGTGAATGACGAGGGAATCGCGCCCTTGGGAGTTTTTTCTTGCGTGGGGCCGCCAGACCCCTGACTCTCCTCTCGCGCGCCCGGTCAGAGCGAAGGATCTCTGCTCCCACTTCTTCCGCCGAAGGCGCTCTCCCAAAAAAGAAGCGTGTCGGCGGCGAAGCCGCCTCTCAGCGGGGCTGGCGCTCCAAACGAGGAGCGGTGCCGGGCAAAGGCCGGCGAGACAAGATCTTTTGGTGAGAGGCCTGTCCGCGCGTCGGACCTCGCGAGCCCGCTGTCGCCTCACCCTCCCCGGGCGATGTGGCGCCAGCGCGACACTTGCGCCCTGGCCGGACCGTGGGCACGATCCCTCCATGACCCCGATCCGCGCCCTCGCCGCCATCCTGACCGCCATGCTCGTCCTGGGGGCGTGCGGGGACTCAGGCCCCGGGGAGGACGGCGAGCTGCCGGCGGCGTTCACCGTGATGGAGGTACACTGATGCCCCCGTTCGTCGACTACACCGGGAAGCGATTCGGAGCCCTGGTCGTTGAAGGGAAGGCGGCGCAGACTGCCCACGGCAAGTTCCGCTGGTCGTGCCTGTGCGACTGCGGCGCCCGGACCATCGTGGAGGGGCGGTGCCTGAAGAGCGGCGGCGTGAGCTCCTGTGGATGCCAGCGGCGTGCGCGAATCAGCGCGAAGGCACGGGCGCGCTGGGGTGACCCGCTTGCGCTCAAGGAGAACAACCCGGTCGAATACAATGCGTGGGCGAACATGATCAATCGCTGCGAGAACCCACGTAACAAGTTCTTCTCGAACTACGGCGGTCGAGGCATCAAGGTCTGCGCCGAGTGGCGTGAGAGCTTCGCGCGCTTTCTTTCCGACATGGGCAAGCGCCCATCGCCGGGGCACTCCCTCGATCGCATCAAGGGCGACGGGAACTACACGCCGCTCAACTGCCGATGGGCGACCCGAGTTGAGCAGAACCGAAACCGACGCAACTGCCTCGAGCCCCACGAGCCTGACCAGATCCGGTGGCTTCGCGCCAGTGGGTACACGAATCGTGAGATCGCCTGCTTCTTCGATGTGCACTATTCCTCGGTCGCCCGCATTGCCCAGGGGCGTACATGGACGGAGGCTGCGTGATGCGTACATGGTTGGCTGCGGTCGCGGTCGCGGTGATCGCCGCGTGTGGTGGTGGCGGCGGGGGCGAGGATGGGGAGCTGCCGGCGGGCTTTGAGGTCAACGCGACACGAACGGATGGCGGTGGACCCGTCGTGAGCTGTCCGTCCACGCCGTCTTGGCGTGCGTGGTTCGAGGATGTGTCCTCCACCGGCGCGACCCTCACGCCGAATGGCGCCAGTGGGCCTGGGGCATGGGTGTGCGGGGCGCCGATGCGCGTCGACGGCGCGTGGGTCGTAGGCTGCGAGGCGAATACCGGAAGCGTCACGGTTTCGTCGGTGTTCACCTTCGCCGACGCTGGCGGAGGAGTGATCGATCACGTCGGAACCTTCAACGCTGACGGGAGCGCCGCCTGCGCCTCGTCGTACCGCATCGACTCCATCGTCGAGGACCTCGACGGCCCGTGAATGTGGGGACATGTCACGCGCACGCCTAGCGTGCTGCGGTGGCGTTCGCTGACGACGAAATCTCGCCCCATGACGGCGACACGGTAGAGCTCTACGAGTTCATCGGCCCGCAGATCGCGTATCGCTACACGAGCTGCGAGCGCCAGATCGTCCTGAACGGGAACGTGTACACGCCCGTGGCGGGGCTCGTGCGCACGGCTATCGGGGCCAACTCGACAGGTGACACGGCCGCCTTGGCGGTGTCGCTGCCCGTGACCACGCAGGTTATCCGGGACTACGGGCTCGACGACGTCCCTCCTCGGTCACTGTTGCTCCGAGTCTACCGACGACAGGAGCGTAGCGCCGAGTACGTCGAGATCTGGATCGGAAGCGTCAACAGCATCCAGCCCATGGGGCGCATGGCCGAAGTCCGGTCGATCTCGCAGCTCGGCGAGCGGCTCGACATGGTCCTGCCGTCGGTGTCGGTGCAGAGGCTCTGCAACCATTTCCTCTTTGATCGACGGTGCAGAGTCGACCGCCTGACCTACGACTTCGAGACAGTCGTGACGAATGTGAGCGGAGCGACGGTCACGCTGGCGTCGATCGGCATCGCCCCGGACCAGTGGTTCCGCGCCGGCGAGATCGTGCGCAACGTTGACGGGGAGCGGCGTGCGATCGTCGACCAGGCCGGCGCCGTTCTCACGCTCGCACACCCGTTCCGAACGCTCTTGAACGGCAACGGGGTGACGCTCTACGCGGGGTGTGACCACACGCTCGCGACCTGCTCCGACAAGTTCAACAACGCGGTGAACTTCGGCGGGCACCCGACGGTGCCATCGAGCAACCCGTTCCTGACCCCGATCCGCCTCACGAGGGGGAGCTGATGGCGTTCTGGACCATCGTGCAGCTCGGCTACCTGGCTGGCTACTACGGCTGGCAGATGTACAAGCATCACCAGGCGAAGAAGGAGGTCCCGCGGGCGGCCTCGCTCGATGAGTTCACCTACCCGCGCGCGACCGAGGGCGATCCCGTCCCGCTGATCTACGGGACCGTTCGCGTCCGCTCCCCGGTGGTCTTGTGGGTCGGCGATCTGGAGCCGTTCCCGCAGGTGGTCAACGGCGTCACGGTCGGTTACCAGTATCGCATCGGGATGCGGCTGCTACTCGGCCGCGGGAACACGGACGTTGGGGCAACGTCCGGCTTCGCGACGCTGCAAGGCATGTACATCGGCGACGTGCAGCCGCCGAGCTTCGCGGGCCCCTTCTCTCCGACGGCGCACGCCGGCTACTACCAGGTCAACGCGGACGATTTCGACCCGGGCAACTTCAACGTCGGGACCAACGGGCGCCTCGTGTTCTACGACGGCTCGTGGGATCTCGAGCGGTACGCGCTCGTGGCGTCTGCGTCGGAGCCGCTGAACCCGCCGTATCGCGGTCAGATCACCGTGCTCCTCCAGAACTGGTCCGTCGGCACCGCGCCGACGATGCCCTCATACAGCTTCATCGTCCACAACCCGGTCTACATCCCAGGCTACGAGTCGGTGTCGGGGCCGATCGCCAACGGCGCGGCCAACCCGGCATCCGTGCTCTACGACCTGCTGACGAATGAGTGGGGCTGCGTCGCGAACGCCGCGCCGCTCGTGGATGTCGCCAGCTTCGCAGCGTGCGCGGCAACCTTGCAGGACGAGCAGCACGGCTTCTCGGCGATCATCAACGACTCGCGCGACGCGAGGAGCGTGGTGGAGCAGGTGCTTCGCCAGATCGACGGGGTTCTCTACGAGGACCCGCAAACGCGCCGCTACGTGCTCAAGCTCATCCGCGAGGACTACGACCCGAACACGTTGCCGGTGTCCGACCAGAGCACCGCCTTCGCCCAGCCGAAGAAGCCGACGAAGCTGTGGGACGAGGCAGTGAACGAGGTGCGGGTGATCTTCACGAACCCAGTCTCGGGCTACGGGGAGGGTGTCGCCGTCGAGCAGGATCTGTCGATCATCAGCTACAACGGCGGACGCCGCCGCTCGGCCGAGTTCCGCTTCCTCGGCGTCACGCACGCGCAGCTCGCTCAGGAGTTGGCGGCGCGCGAGCTCAACTTCCTTTCGCGCCCAATCTCTCGCCTCCGCATGACGGTCAACCGCGAGGCGTTCGACCTCAAGCCGGGCGACGTCTTCCGCTTCAACTGGCCCGAGTGGAACGGGTACACCCAGGTCTTCCGCCTCGGCGAGATCGACTACGGCGACCTGGAGGACGGGAAGATCACGATCACGGCCGTACAGGATCGCTTCGCCATCCAGGGCACCGTCTTCGACCCGCCCGACGACGAGATCGGGCCGACCCGGCCGGTCGCCGACCCGATCCATGTCAGCCACATCACCGAGGCGCCGCGGTGGATCATGCTCAAGGCCTACGAGCAGGGTCACATCGCCAACGTCGACGCGCAGCGGGGCTACTTCCTGGCCAAGCCGGAGGGGTCCGACTCGCGCTACCAGGTCCAGTCCGGCTGGTCGACGGCGCTGCAGGAGGTCGACATGCCCGGCCGGGTCTTCCCGGGCACGTTCACCGTGGAGACGGAGTACGCGAAGACGACCTCGGCCTACGACACGTCGACCCATCTGCGGATCGAGAACGTCGTGGGGTGGACGCCGGGCGTCGTGACCACGACGCAGATCCAGGTCGAGGGGCGCAACGTGATCGGTGTGCTCGATGCCAACGGCGCCCTCGAGATCATGGCCTACGAGGACGTGATCGACCTCGGCGGCGGCGTGTACCGGCTCCTGAACGTCTGGCGCGGCCTGCTGGACACGGTTCCGGCCACGCACGCCGTCGGGGCGCAGGGCTTCGTGCTGCCCGGCAGCTACCTCGCCGCCGGCATGGGGCGCCGCGTGTACACGCATGGGACGGCGATCACGGCGTACACCCAGGGCGCCGCCGGCTCCTCGGTGGTGCCGGTCGAGGACAGCCCCGAGGACACCTCCCCCGCCCCCCCCCCCCCCCTCCTGCCGTACCCGGGCAGCGACCTGCTCGTGAACGGAACGAAGGCGCCCGTGGCGCTCGAGGAGGGCGGCGTCACCCTTCAGTGGAATACCCGCGACCGCCTCAAGACGACGATCACCCGGGGCAACGCGAGCGCCGAGACGCCCGAGGCGAACACGACCTACGACGCCGTGGCCGTGAAGGGCGACCCGGTGACGCCGGGCTCCGAGGTGAGCCTCGCGTCCGGCGTGACGACCTCGAGCACGACGCAGCACCCACTCGGCGCCGCCGGCCACG